TGGGCGCCGCTCTTCTGCTCGTCGGCGCGATACAGGCCGTCGCAGGTGTCGGCCAGCTCGTCGGCATCGCTACCGTCCATGGGCGTGAAGGCGACCGTGATGCGGTTGTTGCGGTACTCGTTCACCACGCGCAGCACCGCCAGGTGCGTCTTGTTGAACTCGAAGCGCGGCTTGTTCTCGAACGCGTCTCCGACCGGGCCTTCCCACTGCGCGCCCGGGATCGAGTAGAAGCGGCGGTCACGCAAGCACTGGATGCGGGTGTCGCGCTGCGCGGTCTGGATGGCGTCGAAGTCCTTGCGGAAGAATGCGTGCTTGGCGGCGTGGCGCTCGTCCTTGGTTGGTCGGCTCATAGCTGATGCCTTTCGTTTGTGCAATGCGCGATAGTCTACCGCTATTGCTTGCTTAAACGAAAGGCATTTGCACGACGATATCCGGCAACGCCTGAAGGTTTACGTTACGCTCCAGCTCCCAATGACAACATGAGGAGTAGGAAATGGATTATGCGGAAATGCTGTTTGCAGTTGAGGTCGACAAGCGTGCTGGCGAAATGTTTGAAGCAGACCTCAAAGTCAAAATGAGCGAACTGCAAGACCGGAGCGCTGTTGAGGTTTGGGTCGCGCAAAACCCGAAGGAAAAGTATGTCGAAGCGGCATATAGGGTCTTCGTGAAAACTGCCGAAACGATCACTGCTATCCGCAAAGCAGACACGGCGAAGGTAATGTCGTGCATGCCCCAGCCGCCTACTTCCGCCTGAACGGCGACGCCATCGGGATCGGGGCGGCCTGTGCTGCGGGCTTGATCGCCCGGCCCAGCGTGTCGGCGCCGCGGCCGATTATCGACAGCGTATCGACACCGTCGTCCGGCTGGCCGGCGGGGAAGACCAGGCACTGGCGCTGCAGCTCGGCCACCCAGGCGGCGCGCGGCCATAGCAAGCGGCCCATGCCGGCGGTCGCGATGATCGATTGGGCCCGCGCGGCCTTGTCGCTGATCGACGGCAGCCATTCGACGCGGCACATCACGTTCCGGTCGATCATGCGCTGACGCAGCCGGCCTTCGGTGGCGCGCCGGATCGGCCCGGCCTCGCCGAACCAGGCGAGCGGCTTCCAGCGCGCCATCAGGTCGATCTTCCGCTCGATCCATTCCTCGGGCCCGACCTGGCCGCGCCACCAGTCCAGCAGGTACACGCTGCCGTCTTCCGCGATGCCGGCGATACCGTGTTCGGTCCAGTCGCCGCCGTCCGGCGTCACCGCATAGTCCGACCCGCCGATGATGCGCAACACCTGCGGCGTGCGCTCGTAGGTGCCCATGTCGTCGCGCCGGAACAGGATGCCGTCCGCCGGCGCCGGGATCTGCTGGTACAGGCTCGACCAGGTGCGTCGGTTCAGCCGGAACTGGTCCCAGTGCTTCCGATCGAACCATTCCGGCCACAGCATGTCGCCCGGCTTTCGCCCGAGCGGATCGGTGTTGGTCTGGCATTCGGCCTGCAGGCACAGCACGCGCCACACGTTCCCGTCGCGGCACTGGATGTCGCCCGACTGGCCGGACCAGTCCTCGGGCAGGATGCGGCCGCAGACGTCGTCCTCGTGCCAGCGGGTATTGATGATCACCACCCAGCCGCCCGGGATCAGGCGCGTCATCAGGTCGTCTTCGTACGCGGCGAAGGTCTTGTCACGGACGGTCTTCGAGTCGGCCTGTTCGCGGCCCTTGATCGGGTCGTCGATGACGATGCCGTGGGCGCGGTTACCGGTCATGCCGGCCAGGATGCCGCCGGCGATGTACTCGCTGCCGTTGGTCAGCGCGAATTCGGTGGTCGACCGGACGTCGACGCGGAGCTCGGTCTGCAGGATGCTCGACGCTTCGGGCGAGCGGAGTAGCTGGCGGGTGCGCCGGCCGTGACGGCTGGCCAGGTCGGAGCCGTAGCTGGCCAGGATCACGCGGCGCGATGCGGTGGGCAGGCCCAGCACGCGGGCGCTCTCGGGGTCAAGGCCCAGGTACCAGCTCGGCGCCACGACGGTCGCGTAGGTGCTCTTCGCGGAGCCCGGCGGCGCCATGATCATCAGCCGGCCGTGCGGAGTGGTCATGCAGCGCTGCATCTCGCGCAGGATCAGCTGGTGGTGGGTGGCCTGTTGGCTCTCGATAAGCGGAATTGGCGCATCGTCGTCAGCGTCGGTGGTAGGCGAACCTGGCACCGGCACGCGCGAGGCGAATGCGACCAGGTCGCGGCGCGCGTTGCGGCGCTGGAGCAGCACCTCGGCGGCCTGCTCACGCGTCAGGTGCGTCATTGGATTCCTTCCGGCCGGCGATGGCCAACAGCTCGTCGTCGGAGAGCTGCGTCACGGTCTTGTGCTGTATCGGCCCGCCGCCTTCGCCCATGTGCTGCAGCTTGGCGCCGTACTTCTTCGGCTTCATCTTCTGCGCCTGCTCGACGCGCGCGTAGATGCGCAGCTTGGCCTTGCGGATCGAGTCGGCGTCGGTCTTGCACTTGTCCGCGATGTCCACGATCTCGTCGACCAGGGTGTCGGCGCGCTCGTCGGTGGCCAGCTCGTACATTTTCGTGAACTCGGGGTATTCGCGGAGCCAGCGGAACACGCTAGCCTTGCTCGGCATGTCGGCCTTCTTGCAGACCGACCGCAGCGTGCCGCCGTCCGCGATGGCGGCACAGAACTTGGCGGCAAGCTCGGGCGTGTAGGAGAGTCCTGTCATGGCTGGGCTTCGAAATCGTATTGCGACAGGGAAAGCTTAAGCCAGTTCATCCAGGCTTGGAAGTGGGTTTCGCCGCGGCCCATGAAGCCTAGGCCGCAGCACCACGATTCGCCGTTGGCGCGGAACAGGCGCGGTTTCATGCGAAGTCCTCGTTGACGGCTTCGGACTTGCCGCACCGGCAGTCCCGCCCCTGGTTGCAGTTGTGGTTGCAGCGGGTCGGCTCGAACGGCAGCGGCAGCGTGGCCACACCGAAGAGGAACAGGGCGCCGGCCAATGCGTAGAGCCCGAACATGGCGGCTGCGATGGCGGCGCCGAGGATGAATGCGTGCAGCTTCACGGTGCTCTCCTCAAAACGGGATCGGCGCTTCGACCTTCGGCGCGCCTTCAATTGCGCGTGCCAGCGACAGGATCGCGAGCGCGTCCGCGTGGTTGTCGTCGACCGGTGCAAACCCGCGTGCGCGTGCAGCAGCGATCATCTCATCCTTCTTCGCGTTGCCCTTGCCGGCCCAGTGCTTCTTGACCTGGCCGACGCCGACCGGGCGGAGCGGCACATTGTTCGCCGCGCACCAGGCCTCGAGCATCGCCAGGAAGCCGCCGTAGACGTGCGCCGCCAGCGTGCCGGCGTGCTGCTTCACGTCCTCGTAGTAGACCGCGTGGATGTCGCCGGCCTGCTGCCGCTGCTCGGCCAGGAACGCGCGGAACTTCAGCCAGCGCTGGCCTGCCGCTTCCATACGCTTCGGGGCGAAGTTCTGGCTGCCGCTGTGCACGGTGCCGTCGCGCGAGCAGCGGGCCCAGCCGGCTGTGGTGCCGATGTCGATGGCGAGGATGTTCATGCACGCTCCCGGCTCAGACGTTGAAACTCGGCTGCCACCTGCTGGCCGGTCAGGATCAGCGACGACACCGGCTTGAGCTCGGCCCGCAGCTCGGCGATCTCCTGGCGCAAAGCCCGGACTTCGGCACCCAGGTCGGACTCGGGTTGATCGAAGAAGGCTCGCAGCACGCTGCTTGGCTGGGGCTGGTGACGCGGTTTGTCGAATGGCGATGGCATGTTCAGATTCTCCCGTTGTCGTTGTTGTTGCCGCCCGGCGAACCGGGCGGGGTGGTGCTGTGGGGTTACTCGACGATCAGCCAGTCCTCGGCCAGCATGTCGGACTGCGAAGCGAGCCAGCCCGGCAGCATCGCGCGGCGGCCTTCGGCGTTCACGGTCCACATGTCGATGTGCGGCAGGATTTCGCAGGACGGCTGGCCGAGCGCTTTGGCGTACGGCGTTCCCTCGCGCAGGTCAGCCTTCGGCGTCCCCGGTACCAGGATCAGCCACATGCCCTTGCCGTTCCAGCCGGCGCGCGCCACGCGCTGGCCGCGCTTCAGCGCCTCGATCGCCAGGCCGAAGGTCATCGCGGTGCACGGGCGATAGGCGTTGTCGAAGGCCGACTTCGGCGTCCAGCTGACATAGCCATCACGGCCCGGCACGTTCGGCTTGCCGTCCGGCTCGTACTCGACCAAGTAGCCTTCGTCCGCGCCGTTCTCGTCAGCCGGCAGTTGCCAGCCGCGGAAGGCGACGTAGGCCGCCCGGGTCATCGCTTCGGCGATGATGATCTTGGTTCCGATGAATCGCATGGGTATTCCCTTCGTTTTGGTACTGCGGTTAAGCGCTCGCGCGCGAATTGGTCTCAGGCCCAGTGCGGCATGTGCGCCGCCGCTGATTGCCAGGTATCGGTCGTCAGCTGTCTCTCGGTGGGTGGCAGCTTCACCTCGGCGAGCACC